CTCATTCGGACAATAAAACCCCTATTCAAAAAGGAATCAAAATGGCAGGCAAACCCGGCATGAAGGGCGGCGGCGGCGCTAGACCCGGTGCAGGGCGTAAACCGAAGCCAAAAGAGGAAAAGCTGACGATAGCTACAGGTGGAAAACAAACGCCGCTTGAATTTCTGCTGTCAGTTATGAATGACAACGAGGTAGAGGACAGATTGCGCATTGATGCGGCAAAAGCTGCTGCTGTGTTTGTCCACGCCAAGCCGGGTGATGCTGGAAAGAAAGATGAGCGCCAGGACGCGGCCAAAAAAGCCGCAACCGGAAAGTTTGGTGCTGCTGCGCCTCCTTTACGTGTGGTCAATGGCCGCTGAGTGGAAGACAAGCTGCCCAGACTGGGCTGAAAAGCTGGTCGCTGGTCAGTCGATCATCCCGCCGCCCATCTTTCCAGAGCAGGCTGAACAAGCCCTGGCGGTGTTCAAGGCGCTCAAGATCGTGGATGCCCCCGGCAGTCCGACCTTTGGCGAATCGTGTGCGGAGTGGGTGTTTGATTTTGTGCGCTGTATCTTTGGATCCTACGATGCCGAGAGTGGACGCAGGTTGATCACAGAGTTTTTCCTGTGCATCCCGAAGAAGAATTCAAAAAGCACCATCGCTGCTGGCATCATGCTCACGGCCTTGGTGTTGAACTGGCGTCAGTCGGCAGAGTTTGCGGTCTTGGCCCCCACGGTCGAGGTCGCCAACAACGCCTACGCGCCAGCGCGGGACATGGTGCAAAAGGATGACGAACTGGACACGCTGATGCACGTCCAGACCCACATCAAGAGCATCACCCACCGCACCAGTGGCGCAGTGCTGAAGGTTTTGGCCGCAGACAGCAACACCGTTGGCGGAAAGAAATCAGTCGGCACGCTGGTCGATGAGTTGCATCTGTTCGGCAAGGTCGCAAGCGCGGAGAACATGTTGCGGGAAGCCTTGGGCGGTCTGGCATCGCGTCCTGAAGGCTTCGTTATCTACCTGACAACGCAGTCCGACGAGCCGCCCGCAGGCGTGTTCTTGCAGAAGCTGCAGTACGCCCGCGATGTGCGTGACGGCAAGATACTTGACCCCGGCTTTGTGCCAGTCATCTTTGAACACCCGCCAGAGATGGTGGCAAACGGTGACTGCCTGAAGCTGGAAAACATTGCGATGGTGAACCCGAACATGGGTTTCAGCGTCGATCAGGCATTCATCGAACGGGAGTTCAAGAAAGCCGAAGCCGCTGGCCCTGAGTCATTCCGGGGCTTCCTGGCGAAGCATGGCAATGTTGAGCTTGGCATGAACTTGCGCAGCGACCGATGGGCTGGCGCTGACTGGTGGGAGCAAGCAGGCACAGAAAAGGGCTTAACTCTTGAGCAGCTGATTGACCGCTCCGAAGTTATCGACGTTGGGATTGACGGCGGCGGCCTGGACGACTTGCTGGGCCTGGCCGTGGTAGGCCGGGACAAAGACACGCGCGAATGGGTCACATGGACGCACGCCTGGGCGCATCCGTCTGTTATGGAGCGCAGAAAAGACATTGCTGCACGCCTGCAAGACTTCGCTAAGGATGGCGATTTGACTCTTGTAAAACAGATTGGCGACGATGTGCGCGATGTGGCTGACATTGTTGAACAGTGCGAAGCATCCGGCAAACTGGATAAAGTTGGCTGCGACCCATCCGGCATAGGCGGCGTGACAGACGCCCTGGCAGAGGCGGGCATACCCGAAGAAAAGATCATCGGTATTTCGCAGGGCTGGAAGCTCACAGGGGCCATAAAAACAGCAGAACGCAAATTGGCAGAGGGCGTCCTAGTTCACGCCGGTCAGCCAATCATGGCATGGTGCTGCGGAAACGCCAAGGTCGAGCCACGCGGTAACGCAGTCATCATCACAAAACAAGCAGCGGGCTCGGCCAAGATCGACCCGCTAATGGCAATGTTCAACGCAGTGACTTTGATGTCACTCAACCCTGAAACAAATTCAATCACGCAAGGCTTCGTTCTACTTTGAAAATACTCGACTCAATTGCTGCACGCCTAGGCTACGGCAAGGCCGAGTCGCGCCCAAAAAACGTCACCTACAGCGATGCCGTGATGGAAGCGTTTGGCGCTGGTCAAAGTTCAAGTGCCGGGATGCCTGTCACCGCAGTGTCCGCAATGCGTGTCGCAGCCGTGTTTGCGTGTGTCCAGAAGATCGCGGGGGCCATTGCAACCCTGCCAATCCACGTTTATCGCACTGATGGCGACATCAAGGCGCGTCTGCCAAAAGACGATCTTTGGTACAAGCTAAACGAGTCCCCATCAGCCATGTGGACAGCAGCAAGCCATTGGGAATCTGTCAGCGCCAGCCAGTTGCTTCGCGGCGATGCCTATGCGCTGATCGTGCGCGGCCTGAACAACAACGTCCGAGAAATACTGCCCCTACCTTGGGGCATTGTCAGCCCCATGCGACAACCTGACGGGTCGGTGCGCTACTACCTGAATCTAAACCAGTTCGGGCTTAGTAACAAATGGGTTGGCCCTGACGAAATCCTGCACTTTCCGGGGTTCGGGTTCGATGGTCTAACCAGTATGTCGGTCATCCGCTACGCCGCCAACAATGCGGTTGGAAACGCCCTGGCGATGGACGACTACAGCGGCAAGTTCTTTGCCAATGGCGCACACCCGTCGATTATTCTGAACGCTGCTGGGAAAATGAACCCTGAGCAGATTGCAGCACTCCAAACAGCATTTGCATCGAAATATGCAGGCTCTGAGAACGCGCATCGGCTTCCTTTGGTCTTAACCGAAGGGCTGAAAGCAGAAAAGATCAGCTTGAACGCCGACGATGCCCAGCTTCTGGAAGCCCGCAAGTTCCAAGTCGTCGACATTGCCCGCGCCTTTGGTGTGCCTCCCCACATGATTGGCGAAACCAGCGCCAGCACCAGTTGGGGCAGCGGCATCGAGTCCATGTCTCGCGGATTCGTCACCTACACCCTGCAGCCTCACCTTGTTCGCATTGAGCAAGAGCTAAATCGCAAACTGTTCCCGCGTAACACTGGCCGCTTTGTCCAGTTCGACCGGGATGCCCTTATTGAAGGCGACAGCGCAGCACAAGCGGCGTACAACCGCGCCGCTTTGGGCGGCCCAGGTACAGGAATGGGTTGGCTCTCTGTCGATGAGGTTAGAAAGTCTAAGGGTATGCCCCCCGTTGACGGCGGCGACAAGATATTTGATCCCCGCGATGTCCAGACTGCGCAACCCGCGCCCTCAAAGGAGGCTCCCGCCCCATGAACACACTATTCAAACTGCACATTGACAACTTGGCGCGAGAGCGCCAGCCGGTCAATCTGGTGCAAAACGCCGACAGCGCAAGCCTGTACATCTATGACGTTATCTCTGCCGATTGGGGCGTGTCCGCGCTTGACGTAGCGGACGCCATTGCTCAAGCAGGCGCAAGCCCAACGCTGAATGTTTACATCAACTCCCCGGGTGGAGATGTCTTTGAGTCCCGCGCCATCATGGCCGCGATTGATCGCTTCCCCGGCAAGACCGTGGCCCACATCGATGCGCTATGCGCCAGTGCTGCCACCAGCATCGCTTTGTCCTGCGACGAGGTGAACATGGCGCAAGGTGCTTTGTTCATGGTTCACAACGCAAAGGGAATGGCTTTTGGTGACAAGCAGGCCATGCGCGACACCGCCGACCTGCTGCAAAAAGTAGAACTATCGATCATCAAAGACTACACCAGCAAGACCGGCAAGCCTGACACCGAAATTGCGGCCATGATGGACGCCGAGACATGGATGACTGCTGACGAAGCCCTTGCGAACGGCTTCGTGGACACCGTAGTCGAGGCCAAATCCAAGGCCAAAAACACCTGGAATCTGAGCGCCTACGCCAACGCGCCTCCCCCTGACCCAACAACTGAAGAAACACCAAACGAACCCGCCCAACCGGCGGGTTTTTTTATGTCTGTCGCAAACGCCAACATCTTGCGACTCCTAGAAATCTAACGCTCTCGCGCTGGAACCGCTGGCAGTCGGTCACTGCTGATCCCGTAAAGGAAAATAAATGTCCAAAAACATTACCGCCCTCCGCGAGAAAATTGCAGAATTCTCTCGCCTCGCCAACCACCTGATCGCTGAAAAAGGCTCTGCGACTTGGACTGCTGATGAGCAAACCAAGTTTGACGGCTACGCCAACGAAATCCACGCCGCCAAAAACGCCATCAAGAACATCGAGACCATGCGCGAGCTTGACGCTGACAAGTTCTTTTCTGACGTGGGCAACCAAGCGGCCCAAAAAGACCCGGAAAAGCTGAACGCCTTTGAGGCGATGGCGCTGTACATGCGCTTTGGCAACAACGTCAGCGCAGAGCAGGCCGTGCAGATTCGCAATGCCATGTCCACCACAACCACGACTGAAGGCGGCTACACCGTCCCAAGCGAAATCGCGTCCATGGTCATCGACAAGCAGAAAGCCTTTGGCGGTATGCGCGAAATTGCTACGGTGTTGTCCACCTCCACGGGTGTGGCAATGAATTGGCCTACCTCTGACGGCACCTCTGACGTTGGCGCAATCGTGGGCCAGAACGCCGCCGTCAATGCTGCTGACGTCACGTTTGGCACCATCGGCCTAAACCCGTTCTACTACACCAGCAACAAGATCGCATTGCCCCTGGAACTGATCCAAGACAGCGCCATCGACGTGGTTGGTTATGTGGTTCAGCGCTTGGCTACCCGCATTGCCCGCATCCAGAACACCCACTTCACCGTTGGGGGTGGCACCACTGTGCCTGATGGCGTGATGGTGAAGGCAGGTATCGGAAAGACTGGTACGACTGGCCAGACTCTGACTGTCACCTATGCTGACTTGACCGACTTGAAGCACAGCGTGAACCGCGCCTATCGTCGCAATGCCCGCTACATGATGAACGACCTTTCGGTCGCAGTCGTGTCCAAGCTGGTGGATACCACGGGTCGTCCAATCTGGACGCCAGGAGATGCAGAAAGCATCGCCAACGGCAAGCCTGACACGCTGTGCGGCTACCCGGTTGCCATCAACGATGACGTTGCTGTCATGGCTGCGAACGCGCTGTCTATCGGCTTCGGTGACTTCTCTGCCTACAACATCCGTGATGTTACCGGTACGACCGTGCTTCGCCGCTTTGACGACTCAGCCTTTGCTCTGTCGAACCAAGTCGGCTTCTGCGCGTGGACTCGCTCTGGCGGCAACTTGCTCGACACCGCTGCGGTGAAAACGTACAAAAACTCAGCAAGTTGATCATGGCAAAAGCGCAAGAAAAGCCAGAAGAAAAAGCCTCAGTCGTTGAGGCTTTTGTTCTTTGTACCTGCGGGTTCGGGGAAGTGGGTTCCATCGTTGAACTGACCCCTGAAGACGCGGCTACCGGCCAATCGGCTGGCGTGCTTGACCTCC